ATGAAAAAGATTAACATCATCAAAATAGTTTTCATAATTACAGTCATACTGATTTCTACTATTTCACCTATCATCAAAAGTGACTCTAAGAAAGACATTTCGAATGTTAAAAGTGATTTACTTTATGCATACACTATAACTCCTTATGATTATAAAGATTGCAGGGTAAATTTTTCAACGACACACACATTAAACATTGATACTCAAAAATATAGAGGGAAAGACTATTATATTAGTTCCGAAATGTCTTATGAGGCCTCTCAAAAATTTAAACGAGATGATCATGTAGATGTTTTTGGATTATTTTATATTCTTAATTCTCACACCGGTGAGTACATCTATGGAGGAATTACGCCTGCTCAAAATAATAAAGTAAATCATAAATTATTGGGAAATCTATTTATTTCGGGAGAATCTCAACAGAACTTAAATAACAAGATTATTCTAGAAAAGGATATCGTAACTTTCCAGGAAATTGACTTTAAAATCAGAAAATACCTTATGGATAATTATAAAATTTATGACGCTACTTCTCCTTATGTAAGCGGCAGAATCGAAATTGGCACAAAAGATGGGAAACATGAGCAAATAGACTTATTTGACTCACCAAATGAAGGGACTAGATCAGATATTTTTGCAAAATATAAAGATAATAGAATTATCAATATGAAGAACTTTAGTCATTTCGATATTTATCTTGAAAAATAATTCATCATACACAAAAAACCGCCCAGAATAATCTGAGCGGTTTTGTCTTATCTCGGAGCTTTACCTCCTAATTTAATTTACCCCAAAGGCTGATGCGATTCCCATCTTTATCAGTCTGTCCAATACCTAGGTAGTTACGCATACCTGAGCCGCCAACATAGCTAATCCAGTAGTAACCGTTGGCATAACCCTCATTGTCAAAGCTGACAGTATCACCTTGCTTATAGCTACCTACTACTTCACTGGCTAGGCTTGGCCAGCGTCTGATATTGATCTCTGCAACATCAAGGGTAAAGGTGCCTGTTTTTGCTGTCTCCACGATCGTTTCAGAAGTTTGCGGCTCGGTGCTGACTGGTTGCGTGACTGTATCCCCTTGATATGGTGGGTAAAACCAACCTATCACGCCAGTAAAGTCACGAGTGTTAAAACGAGCTGGTGCACCGACATACAAAGCATCAGGATTGCCATCAATGTTTTGCTCGACAGTGCGCATGGTGTAACCGTCACTATCCTCGATAACAATTCCCGTATGTCCAAATTGGTGATACGGCACTGATTGGACAAAAAATGCTCCCGTCAGTGGATTTGCATCTGTCGGCATGCGATGGACTTCCCAACCTACGGCAGCAGCGCTATCTAGTAAGTCAATCGCATTTCCCCAAAGGTCGACATCGAACCAGTGCTTTGCTGCATAACAAGGCACATCTGCACATTGCCAGCCCGCAAAACTATCTTTGTCAACACCCATACCAGCATTGGCCAAATTAATAAAAAATTCAATGACTTCTCGACATTGAGAATTAATCATTTGCTTCTCCTTTCTGACAATAGCCTCTTTATCCCATTTCTGCAAGTTATTCTCCTCAATAATTTGGATAAGTAGCTCCGCATAGCCACTCGCAGTCGCATAGCCTGCATCTTTTATAGCATGACAAGCTTTTTTATAATCAGCCTCCCCAATAACAGACTGGTAGCGTGGATTATCTACTAAAAATTGTCCATGGTCAGCGATAGATTCATCCCAGCTGTCATAGGCTCTAAACCTGTCAACAATGTCAGTAATAACACCAGCTTGATATTCCTCTTGGGTTTTGGTGTTAAACGACTTACCGGTCCAGCTTGCGTCTGCCTTAATACCAAACAAAGCGTTATGTGGTGCATGTTTACCCCACCCGCTCTCTAAGATAGCTTGTGCTGCGGTCAAGGATGGCAAGATTTTGTACTTAGCCCAGCCATCTAAACAGCCTTGTTTAATTTTATCTAAAAAGGTCATCTGTCCTCCTTATCTAAAAACGGATAAAAGATAAGAGCAACCACAGATAATGGCACATACAGTATTGCGATTGCTATAACTAATGCTAATCGTGTGATTGCTCGCATGGCTCCTCCTATTTTTTGGGCTCATGGTAAGTCAATGCTTGTTCGCTGTCAGATAAGCCTTTTGTAGTAGGATCTGTGACAACGCCAAGCAACACCAAAAGCGTTACAGCTGTGTTGGCAATATCCGCGATGTTTGATGGTAATTTAATACCTAATTGTTGCGCTAACAAAAAGATAGCTCCCAAAATAGCCATCAAGGTTACTTTGTTTTGTAGTCGTAATTTTAAATTGATCATTTGATTTCTCCTCTCATCATATCTTTTAAATCTTTAACATCATCTGTTAAATTTTTAATTTGCTCTGTCATTGTAATCAACGTTTTATTTTGCTCAGCGTGCTCTTCAAGCCGCCGAGCATTTTGGCGTGTAACAATTTTTAAATGCTCTACCTCAGATTGCAACAAAGTAATATCTGTCGCATGCTTGATGGATTTTGCATTAAAAATATTGTAAGTCGTGACGATAGCTAAAATAAAGCCACCAACGCCAAATATCAACTCTGTTGCCATAAACCACCTCTAATCTTGTTTAACCAAATCAGCGTACTTGATAACTGTTACTTTGGCTTCTGACTCTAGCTCCTCTAAGGTTTGTTTGTCATACTCAAATGCTTCGTTAACGTGTACGAAGACTAGGTTCCCTTCGCCTGCTTCACCGTCTTCCTCTTTAGTACTGTCGACCACCGTAAAGACATCATACGCTTGATACTCACCTTTTTTGGCTGGCTCGATTAGCTCAAGCATGCCTTTATAAATGTCAGAATCAATCTTGCCGCCGCTCATTAACATGTGGATCGTTTGTAAGTTAATCATCTTTTGCGTGCGCTCTGCGGACACCTTAGCTAGTCCAGCAGCTGTTTGAGCAGTTTTGGCAGTCTTAGCGGTTTCCTGTGAGATTTTTTCAAGGTCGTCTACCTTTTGCACGGCTTCGCCCATTGCAATTTCAACGTATTCAGATTTTTTAAATTCTTCCAAAGTAGCTTTGATAATCTCTGTGTCATTAGTCGAGATTAAGTCTTGCTTAACAAGTTGAGAGATGACTGAGCCATCCTCAGCAGTGATAATAATATGTGTGCTTGCGACTGCTCCTGTGCTGTCAAATTGTGGGTATTTTCCTGTCACTTTCCAATTTCTCATGGTTATTCTCCTTTTTTACTTTCTTCAAATTGTTCCAAAATGTTGTCGATAAGAATGATTTCAGATGATGTAAATTCATCTTCACACTCTTCTAAAAAGTTTAAAAAGTCAATAAATCGCTTGGAGTACTCACCCCCTTTAATCACAATTTCTTCATCTGCTAGCTCGTTGAGTAGGTCGTTGAGCTCGTCGAGTTTAGCGGGGTCTGCTAGCTTGATGTTTTTGTGCTCATCAATGACAAATTTGTCATCTTTATCCTTAGCTGCATACATATCAATTAAGTCGGTCTCATCTTTTGCATACTCATTGATTTTATCGACTACTTTGGCAAGCAGCTTAGCACGGCCACGATTAGCACGCATATTAGTGATTTTGATTTTGTCTAGTACACGATATAGTGTATTGAGTTCTTTATTTTTTAATGTTAAATCCATTGTTTCTCCTATTAAATTTTGTTGATATGATTATTTAACTCGTTAGTGACCGCATTTGTAAAATTGCCATGAACGGTATTCCAGCCGACGTTAGCTAAGTGCTTCCAACAACGGCCTAAGGCTACTACGGCCGCATACAAGTCATTCATATCGAGTACTTTAGTCATTTTGTCCGGCCTAAATTTAAAGCCTCTATTGATGCTAAAGTCATCTGCAATAAGTACACTATCACCATAAATTTCTGTTTGGTCGACTGCCGCAGTGTGGTTGTAGCCTGTAGCGTGCCTAAAGCAACGCATACCCGCAAAACGTCCAGATGACGCACTGTTGACCCCATCACCAGATGAGGTGATACCAATAGAGGCATATAATGCCGAACCTGTATAACCTTTTGGTGTGGCATTACTAAAATGTACAAAAGCAGTGTGTGTGTCGTCCCTGCGGACCAGAGCGTTATCACGACTGTTAAAGTTGATGGTCGCATTACTATTAAAATCCATCTTAGCCGAGCTAAGATCAATAAGCATAGCGCCATTACGAGCTTTGATGACTTTGCCCTCGAGCAAATCAGTGATAGCATAGCCAATTTTAGCTTTGATAAAGTTAGCGTCTAAACCAACGATACTACTTGCGTTAAGGTTAATTACTCTAATCCTAGCAGCGTCAATCGTGCCTGCAATAATCTGATCAGCCCTAATCTTGATAGCCTCTGCTATCTTTGTGGTAAAGGTGCCGTTGACAGTCGTATTGCCATCGAGAGCGATGTGTTTACCTGCGATTGTTACTCCGTAGGAGTTGAGGTTAATTGCTGAGATAATCTCATTACCAGACATTTTGGCATTAATGCCGCCAGCCTTTTGGATAGCTAATTTAATGCTGTCTCCAGCGCCACTAATAATACTCATGACACCATCTCTAGTAACCCGCTGCTCAATTTGTCCTGCTAGTTGAGTAAGGCGTGATTGGATTTTACCAGTCGGGGACCCCACATCACTCTGCAAACCTCTAACTGTATGGGTTAAGCTACTGTAATTATCTTCCGCATCCTGCAAACGACGCTGATAACTCTCTAGGTCTTGCTGCACACGACTGACAGCACCTGTCCTGTCTCTAATCTCTTGTGAGATTTGGCTAGCTGTTGACTGCTGTACAGCTCTTAGTCCGCTGATTTGAGACTCGAGCTCTATCCTCATGCCTTGATTACTACGAGTAAACTCAGCACGTAAGCCCGCAAGCTTACTCTCGTAGGCCTCTGTAGTGCCGCTTGAGGTTGTTGTGATCTTAGCCGATAACTGTCTTAGCTCGTTATCATACTTTTG